GTCGGCGATATGTTCCGGGAAGTAAAAGGCAGCGAGGTCGCGGACATAGTCCGCATCCAAGCCGTCCAAAGTCATCACCGTAAAGGTGCGACCCTTCCAGGAACGCTCGATTAGTGCCATGATACATACTCCTTATATGGTTGACTGATCTACAACTCAGTCATCTCAGATGGGCAGGTTATTACACCCGTCCACCGCGAGATGGATAGCGTAGTAGAACGCATTGACGAGAAAGACGATTGCTACAGCCACCTTCTTGGTGAGCGTAGTTTTCGGCTGACCGTCACTGCTTCTCCTACCTCCCAGCTCACGACGATCTGAACTAGATTGCCGAGAGTGAGGGAAACGGGAGCTATGCTGTTGAGGCATAGTCTACGAAGCCGAGAGTTACCGAGCACGAAAGGACCAGCGTCGCTTCCTGCCTCGTATCCTCACGGACACGAAGTAGAAAACTTCGTCTGACCTTCCAACCTGGTTGACTTTGCTGATCATTAATCAGCTTTCGCCACCCAGGAGCTTGGTAACCATCGCGTCTGTGCTTGCGGTATACAGGCCCTTAAAGCCTGCGTACACCGCGAGCGCCTCGGCAGCCGTAAAGCCGGCGGGCGGAAGGTCGAAGACCATGTAATGGCTCATCGAAACCTTCACGTTCTCGCTCGGCTTAAACGGATCTGCCGTTAGCTTAGACGTATCGATTCGCAACATTCGCCGCGACCGCTTGCCATAGTTATGGCTAGCGGAGACGACGATGAGTCCGTCGCCACTCTGGTACTCCGACTGATCGTCTCCCACGCTAACGCGCGGAAGCGAGGTCGTCGTACCGGAAATGGTAACGGATAGCGGATCACTGAACGACATGAGCATCTCTCCTAGGGGCCCGGTTAGACCCCATAGTTGGCGTTGTGACGCAGATACAACATCTGCCACTCACCACTTGGTCAAACCAAGGGCAATGGCAATGGCCCACTGACGAGGACTGAAGTCCCCGAAGGTGAGACCAAACCCAAAGGGTGTTGCTCGACGCCGCAGTTTGCTTACGCTTTCTACGGTAAATGTCGAGGGGTACTCTTTTGTCCAGAAGTTAACTGGACCGTACCATTCATAGGTGTCACGGAGGAATGATGTCTCCATGATATACCCATGCTTCAACACCAGACCGTCGGTGGCCCAATCTGAGAGATTAGATACAACATCTCCAGCATTGGATACCCAATCGACAGCCCAGCTCCAAGGTGCTAAGTTCCAGACTGTTTCTGGAGTCAGTGATAGGCCATAGAGTTTCTTGGCCTCCAGCGCATTACGGCCCATAACCTCACGGGATGAATATCCCTTTGGTATATAGTACGTAAACGCACCGGAAAACCACTGACGCTTGCCCGTTACACGGGTTTTCAAGCACTTGCCCCTAGGACCATTGTGCAGCTCCTG